TCAATAGCTGATGGGATATAGTGTCGCTTGCCGTCCTTGGTAATATGAACAAACTCGTCAACATCACCTTTTGTTCTAACCTGGACTCTATACTCACCCTTTCGCTGTTTCTTAGCCGCCCTTAATACAATGTTTTTACTTAATAAAGAACCCATACTTCCACCGACGTAAGACAAGGCGTTTGCCTTCGCTGCCTTATGTGTCGGCCTCGAACCTTCCCTAACAGCCTTACGAACTATCTTTTTCTGTGTGTTCTTTTCTAGGCTGCGGAGTTTGGCTTCAATCTCTTTTGCGCCTTCTAACTCAATCGCAATCATTAGTCAGGATCTTCCCGGATAATACAACTGGCATAAACACCCTTACCTACTGTCCCACCGCCTGCGGTTGCTACAACGACTACTTCTAAAACATCACTATCGGCAATAGCGGCAGAGTCTATCGTCCCGGCCTCCGGCGTGTAGGCGGCATTAGAACTATCTAAAGTAATCGCTGCCGTTAAAATAGAAGCACCGTCTTTGTGTAGGTCTACAGTGATTGTCGCAGCTCCCGCGCAAGCGGTTACAGAACCAGCCTCAAAAGCCACAACTGTCCCGGTTGAACCGTGAACACAATGAATACAATAGTCCTCCGTAACTGATGTGGTATCTGATTCCTGTGCGTAAAATTTAGAATACTGCTGTTGTAGTTTTGTGGCCTCTACTCCCGCACCAGCAGCCACGCTCGCAGCCGCAACTGTACTACTTGGAAGTGTGATTGTATCTGCCGAAAGCGTGCCAGATATATGAATATCGTCGTGTATTGTTACAGCCCGTCCCATTTATCCCCCCTAAATAATTTCCTTACATAACAACTCTAAGTATTCGTCCCTCTCTTCTGGATTTATAACGCTTACAATCTCAAATATTCTTGAATCGTCAGCCTTAACAACCCTATCATCAGGAGTAACCGTACTGGTATACCTGATGGTAATTTTATAAGTAACCTCTGCGCTTATCTGCTGGGCGTGTAATAATTCTCTACCCCTTAACGGTTCTATCGCAGCCCAAACAGTAGAATCAGTTGACCAAGAATCAGTCGCTTCCCCATAGTCGTTCTGTGAAGTCGTATTAGACTTTAAATAAACTTTATGCCTTAATTTGCCTATCTGCATGGGTAGTTCCGACTATCAATATCCAATAACGCTTTAGCCGCCAACGGCACTTCTTTAAAAGTTCTGTCTGTTACCTCTTCTCGATGCTCGTACCAATGTGCTACAATTAATTTAATGGCGTGAACTATTGAAGATGGAACTAGATTAGCAGTAGAACCATAGCCAGCGACATAAGTAACTGTGACTGCATTTATAACATCCCTCGTATTAACCCAACTCTTAGAATAAGCCTCTACAATTCGGGCAGGATGGTAATATTTATCAACGATGTAATTAGCCGTGTCCCATGTTTGAGTATTCCCCCCGGTGTCTATATATTTCACAGACGTTACAGACTCTAAAGGCGGGCGGGGCAGTTCAATCTCGCCGCCGCCGTCAGGAAACTCGTCCAGCCTTAATTCGATAGTTTGAAATATATATGCCCTGTTCTGGTATTGCTCACACCATATCCTTGCAGCCTTAACCAACGCAGCTATATATGTATCATCGTCGCTGTGTTCGATGCGTAAATGCGTTTTCATATCTGCCGTGCTAACCGGCTCGACAGAAGGCTCCGACGTAACAACTATTGAGCTCACTCCACTCTCCTATATCATATTTAAAAAATTCCGCAGCCGCCTTTTGTGTCCACCAAGGAAATTGATGCGGTTTTCTAAAAGTTATAATTAGTTCCCTTAAATGCCCTTTTATGTGCAGGATTTTTGTCTCTTCTGAAAAGTTGTGCCAGTTCTGATCTACGCAGTTCCAAATCTCACAATCCAACTCTTTTAATTTAATGTCAGGTTCATCCTGTAATAATAAAGCTAAAGATGCCTGGTTCTGGCCGTAATTTAACGCCTTGCCCTTTTCTGCAAGTTTGCAATCAAATAAAGTTTTAGTGTCAATTCCAACCCACCTATCCATGAAGTCTTTTGTTTTTTGAGTAGGACGGGCAAATATAACCCCGGCATTAATTCTCATGTTTGGGTTTTCTCGGACTGTGTAAGCCAAATCAAAATCATCGTTAAACGCTGGATTTAAGTCGCCCAAGACAACAGTATCTACGTCCATACAAACAATCTCTTCATCAGACTCTTTTATAAAATCCCGCCAGATTTTTAACTTATAGTTATTGTCAACACTAAAAGAATCTAATCCCGGTAACGGTTTAGGCTCTGTAGCTTCAACTAATATAATATCTGTGTCTAAGGGAAGGTTTTGACAGACGCTTTCCTCCCAAGCATCAGTTAAACGCTTAAACGATTTCCCGAATGTTACCGCTACAACCTTCAAGTCCAATGTATCCTTTTAACTCTAGTTCTCGGAGAATGTTCCCTAAGCTGACTGGCGAGTGCAGTAGACTCTACAACGCTTTTTTGTCCATCTACATAAACGGCCTGCCCGACAGTAACTAAACGAGCAGCCTCTTGTTCGGCAACGTCAATTATCTCGCCCGCCGCCTGTGAGCCGAAAGCACCTACTCTTTGACACTTTAACCTAATTCTCATTTTTGCCCTTTCAAAGAAGTCCTCCGGGGCTGGCCGAAACCAGACCCCAGAAGGACAAAACGACTTACGATGCAGCCATAGTCATATATTTAACCGGGTTAGTTCCCGCATCCATTAGTTCACAGTCTGAACGATGAAAACCGACGAAGGCTTCAAGGTCTAACTCGGCATATCTTTCTACAAGGTGTCTAATCCTGACCTCGGCTACTTCACGCAAAACGTGTTTCTTTAAAGCACCGAAGAATATCGGTTTTGCGCTTGCGGCTATAGTGGCACAATCCTGGTCGATTATCACAGGATAACCAAACAGAACGTCAGGAAGTCCCGCTTGCATACCAGGCTGCCAAATATACTGACCGTCGGAGTCTTTCAGTTTACGAACGGCCTTAGCTGTCGCATCTTCCATAACCCAACTACAGTTAAAGGCCGCAACTCGGTAGGCAGGTTCAACGCTGTGTAACAGGTCTATAATCTCATTAGCTGTAACGGCAGTTGCACTTGCGGCTGTTTTGCCAGATGTACCAGCCGCAGCAAGGCCGTTGTGCTGACTTGAACCAGTACCAGTAATTAACAAGGCTGCAATCTTACGGGCTATTCTTTCCCCACATAACTGCCCTAATAGATTAACCATATTAAAGGCAGAGTCTACCATCAGTTCATGGGTAACTTTGATAAGTTTAGAACTGATTTTATAAGCGGAAAATGTAACAGCCGAAGGTTGAAGGTTGGCCTCGTTAGTTCCAGAGTCGTCGGAGTCCTGGTATTCATCAACCAACTCGCCAACATTAGTGTCGTCAAGGTATGGAGCTTTAATGTCGTTACCAGTTGCAGTTCGTAAAACAGTGACGGCTCGCCTTAGACCACCAAACGCTTCAAGTGCCAATTCCAGATTATTGACAAACCCTTGTGGTATTTGAGATCCACCATAAGAAGCGTTAGTCGATGTGTAATAAGTAGTTCGCTGCTCTTCTTGTCGATTGCGGAGCATATTGAACTCTGGTCCTCTCAGCATTGGTATATCAATGCTTGTTTGGCGACCATAACTAATCTTAGACTTTGCTTCTTTGTGTCGGTCTGTAAGTTCCAACCCTCTGCGTTCTGCAACCCAGGCTTCCATAGCCAACGCCCTATCCTCTTCGGTGACTGCATCCGGGTCTTTTCTTCTTTTGTGTGCAGCATAATCAGCACTAGCAAGTTCGGCAGCAGACACGCCGTCTGTGCCCTGTGTTTCTTGTCTCGTTTTGACTTCATCAAATCGCTGTTCTCTGGCGATTTCCTCACAAACCCTGTCGTAGTCAGCGTTCAGTTCGTCCCAGTTGGCCTGTTTCTCGCTGGTCCATTCTACATCAGGATTGTTGTTCTCCTCTCTAAGCTCATTAATGCGCTTAAAGAGGGTGTTTTTCTTTTCTATTAATTCTTCTAACATTTAAATTTCCCCCCAACAATGGGTTACTACAATAGATACTTGAAACGTAATGGATTTATAGAAATCCTTTAACCGGGTATGGACCCGAATTTTTCCTTTGCTTTTATCTCATTGAATCGCCTATTGATATTTTCAACAGGCTTACATTTTTCTTTTTGCAAATCTGCCTTCCATTTGTTATAGTTACTTCTGACCTCTGCCAACAATTCACTCCTTACACCCGTAGTCGTTGACTCGTAGGCGGGGAAGGTAACAGGACCAGTATCAAATAACTCAACATCTTTAATTAACCTAATATCAGGCTCTTTTTCTTCGCCCCCTATCCATTCCTGCTTCTTGACCCGGAACGAAAAAGAACTGCCAGTTAAGTCCCCTCTTTGAATCTTACGGACAACCCTTTCATGGTCAGGATCGTCGTCGTTAATGTCGATTTCATATCTAAGGCCATTCTTGTCAGAAATCAAAGCCATAGTGCCAGCCGAAACCCTACCCAATAACATATTAGGGTCGTGATTAAACAAACCCCTGGCATCGTCTTTTTCTTTTATTGCCCTGTCAAAAGCACCATTTTCGATTCTTTCAATCACACCATCCCACAACTCAAACTCTGTACCGGGGTCGTTGTCTCGATAAAACACCGCACCATAGCCAGTAATGACGCGCTTTTTATCTTCCCCTTCCCCGCGTTCTTCAATTTGAATTGTCGCTGTGTTCTGCGGTATCCACCGTCTTTCCATTTTCAGCCCCCATGATTTGTTTAATTAGAACTTCCGGCACATCAAATAAATCCTTTTCGCCAGAAAGCCTTGTCTCTACTTCTTTGAAAAATTGACTTATATATAAAATTGGTTCTTCATTACTTGACAATTCTATAGCTGGAACTAAAGCATCTTCTACCACAGTCCAATTATCTGTCCTCATATCCTCCGACAACCACTTCCATAATTCCTGCGCGTCTTTGTGTTTTTTGGCCTGGATAGAAATTCTTTTACACATGCGCCGAATATTATTTTTAAGTAACTTTGCTTTTGCCTCTGAATCTTTTTGCATATTTAGGGGAGTTAAGGGTTCATCTAATCCGGGTAGAGGATTTAAGTTCTCTCTCGCCCTAACCTCGTTTCTAGTCATAATTCCGTTTGTGGTCATTTTAGTATAAAACTCACCCCGGCTTTTCATGTCCGCTCTTAATAACGCCTGTCTTAAAAACTCAACTATATGTGAGTCATTTTGCTTTTCTTTAAATGTAAGAAGTTTGTCCCTGCACTCTGCCTCAATATTACACAGCCAGGGGTCTAAACAGTCGTCAAGCATGGCCTGATTTTCCTGTTCCAGTGAAGCGTAAGACGTTTTGGCATCGTCGCCTAGCTTGTGCGGGGGCAAAGAGAACCAGTTTGCAATTTCTTTCACATTAAAATTACGAGTCTCTAAGAATTGTGCGTCGTCGTGGTTCATAGATAAAGTTGAAGCCTTCATCCCCTCTTCTAAAACAGCAATTTTATGGGCATTGTCTAAACCTTGGTGCATTTTGTTCCAATTTTCAACAAGTCTTTTGCCAGCCTCCTCGGATATTCTCCCCGGATGTTCCAAAGCAACTGTATATCCAGCTCCATTTTTAAAGAACACAGACCCATACTTCTGTGTAGCCATCCCTAAGCCGATAGAATCTTTAGCGTTAGAAACCACCGATTGACCCTCTAAACCATCGCCTAACCCCTTAACATGAAAGATATTATAGGGTAAAAGTTTAGTCAACCTGTCCTTAATCCTCGTTACATACCATAATCTTTGCCGATTTGACCCGTCTGTTACCACCACCGGGTAAGTATCTTCGTTAGGCAGGGGATATAAAGCTACGGGAATCCCCGCAACGCCATTGATAGTTTTTCTCTCTATCCAGCAATAAAAATTACCCCTCAATAAAACTCTATGCCCTAACAACTGCTTCCAGACATAAGCTGTCATCCAAGGATTAGGCTTGTTCTTTAATAAGTTGTATGCAGGGTGATTAACGTCCCTTGTTTTGCCTTCGCCTTCCCTCTTGTAAGTCAATAAGGGTATCTTTGCTATATCTGATGAAATTAAGTTTACCGCTTTCCAAACTGGCGCATATTGTAAAGCTGTAGTAGCATTAACCGTAACGCCACTTAATGACTCGCCTCCTCCCCACGCTTCTTTTAACCATAAGGCATGGTTCATTAAAGACGTTGAAGGGTTCTCTAAAGACGACCTCGACAACGCCATTAAGTTCTTTGCTAATCTAACCAACCCCATACAGTCCCCTTGTTTCATATATTGACCCGGCATTATCTTGTGTTATTGCCCTCCCTAAAGCCATAATTAAAGCTACAATGCCGTCTATTTTCTCAAATGATTTTCTTTTACTTGGTTTAATATTACCCGCCGCATCTTCCTCTATCGCCACGTTCTGCATCATCCACCGCAATACAGGATCTCCTCCATGTGCCAACTGTTCGCCATAGATTAATTTTTCTAATTCTTTAGTAGGAGCTGACATGGACAAAAACCCCTGACCAAAAGAAACAAAAACATCTTCCGGCACACCCAAAGCTATCATTCTCTGACGCATAGCCTCAAAGCCGAATCGGTCAAAGGCAATCTCTTTAATATCAAACTTTTCACAGTCCTCTACTATACCCTTAATCACCGCATCATAGTCAACAACATTACCTTCCGTCATTGTGATAAAGTTCTGTTCCGTCCAGGTTACATAAGGAACCCTGTCAACTCTCTCCCTGTGGTGTGCATTTTCTTTTGGTATCCACGACCTACGCAAAACACCATAAGAGCCGTCTTTGTGTGGAAAGACCATAACAAATGCTGTAATGTCCCTTGTACTAGATAAATCCAACCCCGCGAAACATTCTTTACCTATCAACAGCCCTTCGTCTACCGCACCATCGCAAGCATCCCATTTTTCTAGCGGAATCCACCGGGTATCTTGTTGGGTTCTGATATTTAAGTGAAGTCTTTTAAATGTATTTTCATAAGTAGGGGTTTCTTCTGCCCTTTTACACTCTCTTTTTAAATATTCCTCCGACACACTTACGTTAAGATTAGGGTTTGCTTTTTGCCAAGTGTCTATAGATTTCCAATCATCCTCTAATTCTGCCTTATAAACTACAGGCAAAAAGGAAGGGTCGTCTATAACGCCCTGGCAGACCCTTAAAGCATAGTCCTCTTTTTCATTACAAATAGAACCTTCGCGCTCAAAATCAGAAGTGGTAATATAAATAATTAAAGGTTCTCTACGCGCACCCGTAGAAGTCAATAAGGCATCAACTAAGTCCCTGTTGGGTTGGGTGTGTAATTCATCTACCACAGCTCCGTGAGTATTAAAGCCGTGAGCAGCAAAAGAGTCGCTGCTGATAACACGATAAATTCCGTATTCATCCTCTCCCGGTTCTCCTACTTCAATAGATTTTGCCTGGCCTTTAAAGACTTTAGAATTTAAAGCTAAAGCAGACTCGCTATTCCTCATGCCCCAGGCATGGGTAAAGACCAAAGATGCTTGTTTATATTCCGAAGCCGCCCCGTATATCTCCGCACCCGGCTCTCCATCCTCAAATAACATATAAAGAATAATGCCCGCCGCCAGTGGTGTTTTACCATTCTTTCGCCCGACCTCGATGAAACATTCCCTATATCTACGTAGCCCAGTTTCTTTATTGACCCAACCAAATAAATTCCCCAACAAACCCCTCTGCCAAGGCTCTAATATAAACGCCCTGCCAGCTTTTTCGCCTTTTACATGGGATAGCTTAGTGTGAAAGAATTGTATAACCCTATCTGCCAGCTCTGGCTTAAAA